TCACCTCGTCTTCCCGGTGCTCTTCTCGAAGCTGCGTAGCCCGGCCATCCCGAGCATGGCCAGCACCAGCTCGAACAGGCTGTCGGTATGGATTTCCGGCGGCTTGAGGCCGGGCGACCACAGTGCCGCCGCCCAGAGAAACAGCGGATGGCCGAGATAGGCCCAGCCGACGCCGGCGGCGCAGATCCAGCCCACCGCCGGACGCCAGCCGGCAACAAACACCGAGCGGTGCGCCGCCTCGATCTTGTTCAGCTCAACCTGCAGTTCGGCCGGATGCTGACGCAGCTTTTCCAGCACCGCCTCGGCCTGGGCGCGCTCGGCATCGGAAGTGAAGAGCTTATCGAAGACATTGCCAATAGCCTCGATGGGTGAGGCGATATTGGCAACCAGCAGCTTGTCGAGCATGACCGGCTCTCCCTAGTCGATATCGTTGTAGAAGGCGTGCCGTCCGATCACCACGCAGGGGGTGCGGCCCCTGGCCCAGTCCGGCGCGCAATCAAGCGCGTGATAATGCGTGGCGCCGAAGGTGTAGTCGGGCAGGATGCCGGCGAGCGCATCGGTGGCAACCGACAGCGCGGTGGCATAGGCGCGATCGCGGCCATCAACCGCCAGCAGCTTGACGCGGTTGGGGTCAGACTCCAGCCAGCAGGAGAACTGCCAGGGCTTCAGACACACTTCGGCAATGCTGCGGCCCCACCAGCCGGGCCGGGCGGCGCGGTTGCAGATCACCGAGGCCACGCCGCGCATGCCATCACGGCCCTCCCCCCTGGCCTCGCCCCAGAGTGTACGGGCCAGCACATCCAGCGCGAAGGCGCGGTCGCCATAGCCGGCAGCCCGGCCGGAAAAATTATCGATACGCATGGCGCCCTCCGTTGAAAATCCGTTCAGTCAAACGCGTGCCGGCTGATCAAGCTTGGCCTCGATGCGCAGCAGGTGTTCGGTCAGGCGGGTCTCGACATCTTTCAGATAGGCGATCGAGGCATAGCGCTGCGCGACATCAAGCTTGAAGTCCGACAGGGCTGCGCGCGTCGCGCTGATCGCCGCGCGATGCTCGGTCTGCATCTGGTGCATGGCCTGTTCGAGCCGCTCGCGCTGTTGCTGGGTCAGCCAGAATAGGCCGCCGAGGGCGGGCAGTTCGACAGCACTGAGCCACCACATCAGGTCAATCGCGATCTGGGTATTCATGCGAACCTCCTAGAGTTCGAAATCAGTCTGGGCCTGGTGCTGCGCCGCGCCGCTGCGCCAGTCGGGCAGGCCCGGCCGCGCCGGCAGCAGGCCGAAACGCACCGGTTCGCTGAGCAGGCAGCCGGAGACGGCATCCAGGCCGTCGTCGCGACTGCGGCCATCGGGCCGCCATTCGCGCATCTCGGCGAAGAAGGGCGTCTCGGTCACGCTCTTGTGCGCCTGCAGGGCACCGGCAGCGAGCACGACATCGAAAGCTTCCAGGATACGCACGGATTTCGACTTGCGGCTGTTGCATTCGATCACGCCGGCGCCGCAATCGGCCTCCACCAGGGCACGGCGCAGCAGACCGGGCAGGAATTTGCCGATGCCATTGGTTTCCAGCCGCACCGCTGGCAGATGCAGGGCCTTGATGAACTTGGCTGCCTGGGCGCAGAGCTGGCTGGCGGCATCGCTGCTGCTGGCCGCATCCTGTTCGAGCCAGCGGATGCCGTGCAGCCAGTAGCCGCCTTCGGCATCGCCGAACACGGCGGCAATCACACTGCCGTCGCCGTTGCGCGGCGCGCCGAAGGCCGGATCCCACCAGCAGCTGACCGAGACCATGCGCTTGCCCTCGATCTGCAGCAGCATGCGGTCGCCGCTCAGATGTTCGACCTGCAGCGCACCGTCATACAGCGGGATGCGACCGGGATCGAGCCGGGCATCCTCGGTGGAGGTCGGCTGCAGCAGCATCTGCGCGGCAAAGCGCGCCGGTCCCGTGCGGCGGCGGATACTGTCGAGCCGCTCGCGCGGAAAGCGCTCGGGCCAGCGGCTGTTGTCATGCTCGTCCAGCACCGGCAGCTCCAGGCGCTGGAAACCGGCAAGGAACGGCGCGCTCTCGCCGATCTCGCGGCGCGGCACCAGGGCATAGATCGAGTAATAGCTGTGCGGCGTGCCGGCATAGAGCTGGATGCCATCGGGCACCAGCACATAATCGATCTCGGCCAGCCGTGCACGCAGGTCTTCGCGCTTCTGCGGCGTGTCGCTGGTGGCCGGCACCTCGACATCGTCGCAGAAGACGATATCGGCACGGCAGCCGGTGATATTGCCACTCAGGCCCCGCGCCAGCATGGAAGGGTCGCGCCATTCCGCCGTGCGGTTGACAGTGAACTGCTCGGCCGCCCACTGGTCGCGCGCCGGCGGCTTCAGACCACGGGTGAAGGGATGGCGCTCGATGATGCGCTTGACATTGCGCACCATCTTGCGCGCCAGCGTCTGCTCGGCCGCCAGCACCAGGATGCGCAGGTTGGGATCGCGCAGCAGCAGCCAGGCGGCAAACAGCCCGACCAGGGTCGACTTGCCGGCATCGCGGAACACCAGCAGCAGCAGCTCGCGTTCGCCCTCCAACCAGCAGCGCTCAAGCCAGGCGATAATCTCGGCATGCAGCGCCGGCGTGTCGAGACGCTGGCGCCGGTTCCAGATCTGCACGAAATCGGCAAAGGCAATGCCGGCTGCCAGACTCGGCGGCAGCACCGGACGTGGTTCGAACTCACTCATCGCGATTAATCATCCAGGGGCGTCTTGGCCGCGGCGATCATCGCCTGCAGGCCGTCTGCGTCGATTTCATCACCGACCGTTTCGCCTGCAATGGCACGATCATGACCCAGCAGCTTGCGCAGCAGGGCGATATGCGTGAGCAGTGCTTTGCCGGCCGACTGGCGCTGATAGAGCGCCCTGTCACCAGCCTCGGGGGGCTCGACGTCCAGGCGCCGATAAACCTCGGTCAGGGCCGCCAGCTTATCTTTTGCCACGGCTTCAAAAGGGTCATTCAAAGTCTGATTCATCCAACATCACTCCTGACACATGGTGAAGGGTGATCCGGCGGCTTCTGGCGCCGGATCATGTTTACCGTCAGGTCTTGATGATGTGGTTGAGGATCAGTGTCGGCTGCACATTGTTATGCGCTGCGTCGCCACCGGTCGATGTGGTGGTCTTGATATCAGTACCGGGGGTGTTGATCGGCTCATTCGCACCGGTACCACCTTGAGCCCCATTGACGGCATGGAGACCATGCGTGTGCGACGGCATCTGGGCGACCGTCAGCTGATGCTGCTGGTCGCCACCGGCACCGCCCAGCACCGTACCGTTCAGCCCGGCCGCCGAGCCGGCGGTGAGACGATTGGCCGAGATGCCACCCATGTCGTCCCTACCCGCCGCCACGCGGCCGCGCAGGTCCGGCAGGTTGAAGGTGGTGGTGCCGTCGCCGGCGCCATAGGTGCTGGCGATGACCGCGAACAGGGCCGCATAGGTGGTGCGGCTGATGGCGGCACCGTCGCAAAACAGCCAGCCGACCGGCGCCGTGCTTCCGGCGAAGGGCGAAACCAAGCCGGGCGGGATCAGCCCGCCGGCGACCGCGATCTCCAGCGTTTCGTCATCGCCGTCGTCGATTTCGGTCAGCGTGATGCCGTTGCCGGCGACCAGCTTGTCGATCAGCGCATGGGCGGTGGTGTCATTGTCTGAGACATGCAGAGTCTGCAGCCGGCGGATGCGCACAACGGTGCCGCCGATCGGTGCGGTGGCGAAAATCGCAGTGCCGCCGAACGGATCACCGGCACCAAGAACGGTGACACCAGCGACGACGGTGCCATTCAGATAGACAGCGATCTCGGCAGCCGAAGCAAAGGTGAAGGGAATATCGAAGACGGTCGTGAACCCGTTGCCATCATAGGTAATGACAGCATTGCCGGTATTGGTCGGAATAGACATGAATGACCTCGTTTGAAAATGAATTCACCAATTGTTCTATTCTTCTGCCGCGCACGGAGACTGCATGGCGGGACCTCCTTTCCGTCAGTCGAAATGAATCAGCCATGCCGCCAGCAGCAGAAGGGCGGCGGCATAATCGCCAATGCTGAACGACGCGGTCATGCAGCGGCCTCAGCCGCATAACTCACGCGGATGCCGGAGCGGAAGGCCTCGGCGCGTGCGACACAGGTGACACTATCGCCGGCCAAAGTGATGAAGCCGGGCGCGACACTAGCCTTGTCGAAACCCTGGGCTGCAGACGCACAGTCGGCCGCCGTCAGGCGCAGCGGCAGGATATGCGACGGCAATGCCGGATGCTCGATCATGGCAATCTGTCTTTGCGGCTCGCCATGCAGCAAATCAACGGCCATCGCCTCTGCCGGCATGGCGCGCGCGAAGGGTGTATCGAACAGCAGGGCCGCCAGCATATGCGTGTGCCAATCCGGGTCTGCACAGCCCATCACCCAGTCCCAACCAGTGGTGATACGGATGTTGACGTCCGTGAGATGAAACCCTTCCGGTCCCCTGATGCCCTGTACATTCAGCAATGCGCGACCCCAGCCGGACATCTGCCGGCGCATCAGCTCTATCCGCGGCAGGCGGTCGGCCAGTACGGCCGCGGCACCGTCATGATAGCCACTGCGGCGCCAGCGCCGGTCGCCATGGGTCATGGTGTCCGGCTCGAAATCGCCATAGCCTTGGTAAAGCAAGTACGTGCGTGTCGGCGTCAGCATCAGCGTCGCGCTTTCAACGCGATCGCCGTCAAGCGCAGCCTGCAGAACGGCCGGACCAAGTGGCGTAGGGTATCGCTGCTCGGCGAAAAAGCTTTCGGCATGGCCTTCCTGTTCCAGCCAGTGCAGAAACGCCAGCGCCGTCTGGAAACACCGATAGCCCCAGGGACGTGGCGACCAACTGCCCGCCGAACGCGTTGGCTTGACGATGATGGCGCCAGCATAGGTCCAATTGCGGATGTCCGCAGTGTTCAAAGGCAGACATTGCGGCAACAGCGGCAGGTCAAGCACGCGGCTCAGCGCGGGGATGCCGGTGGCTTTATCGACCAGATGCGCCGTCAACGCTGCCGACAGGCCACCGCTGCGACCGCGCTCGTTCAGCATGGCCGCCGCCACCGCCAGCGCATCGCTGCAGGACAGCACGAATAGCGGGTCATCCTGGCCGGCTGCCGCCATGGCATGATCGACATGGTTGGCAATGATCGTGCGCGAGCTTAGGCCAAGCTTTTCGGCGGCGACGGAGAAATGCGCAGCCTTGTCCTGACTCTCGCGGCTCGGGGCCGCGAGCAGAAGCAGGGCGCGCTTCATGCTGCCGTCTCCAGGCTGAGGGGATCAATCACCGTCATGACCTGCGGCAGACCATCACGCCGCGGCGGGCCGTCGATCTCCACCAGCACGAGCCGGGTCAGCCAGTAAAGTGCTGCTGCGAAGACCGCAAGATTGTGCCAATAACTGTTGTCGCAGGCCTGCGTCCAGAGATCGTTCTCGAGGAACAGGCAAGCGCCCTGGCAGAGCGGCAGCACCGGACAGCTGCGGCATTCCTCGCGCACCGACCAGTGATAGGCGGTGTCGAGGCGGATATCCTGCATGGCCTCGACATGGCCGATACGATGCTTGGTATCGGCCGACATATTCTGGCAGGTCAGGGCATTGCCCTTGAGGTCAACGGCCAGCCGCGCCGGGTCGTCCATGCCGCATTTCTGGCCCAGCGCCACCGCCGGCTTGCCCTCGGCCAGCTGGCGGAAAAAGCCGGTGATCTTTTCGCGGATGGTGTTCACTGCCATGGATTCACCACGCACAGCCTCCCAGAACACAGACTCGAGGAAAGCGCGGCCATCGCGCTCGCTGCGCAACGACAGCCGCAGACCGCCATCGTCATACGGCAACATGACCTCTTCGGTGGCCATCGGAATACTGTGTTCCGGCACGCCAAGTTTCGCCGCAATATGACGTCGCACCGCCGTCAGTGACATGTTGCGCCGGTGCAGCACGGCATTGAAGCTCATGCGACCCTGTGGCGCGAAACGGTCGAACAACAACCGCAATGCGGCGCGCTTATGTTCGTCTTCCAGCGGATCCGGGCCGCGATATTTCATCGCCGGTCCGTCATGGCTGATGCCAATGCCGAAGCCGAGACGGTCGAGCCAGTCGATCTTGTCTTCGTCCAACAGCGAGCCGTTGCTGACAATGCCGAAGTTGCTCTGTGGAAAGCGTGTGCGCAGTGCCTCTGCCAGGGGCTTCAGCGTCTTCCAGTAGGCAAAAGGCTCCCCACCCCAGAATTCAATCCGTTGCGGCTCGCCCTCGAGCCAATCCGGCAGCTTGGCGAGGAAATTCTCGACATCGGCGGGATCACCCTGGCTGTCATGCGGCTGATGCGCCTGGCTGCAATACTGGCAGCTATAGTTGCATTTCAGCCCAAGCTGTATCTTCAGCACACGAACGGCACGCCGCTTGCCCGCAGGTGTCGCCGGGCTGACCGGATAGGCCGGTGCCCAGACCTGTGATGCTGCATAGCTTGAGCCAACACCGCTGAGATCAAGCGGGGTGCCATCCTCCCAGCAGAGTCGCGACTCCTGCGGTGACCACAGGGCAATGCGGCGATGACCCTGCGGTCCCGCCAAGGTCAGGCGATAAAGCGGCAGCATGCTGCACTCCTGGGCAGAAGAGATCAGATAATGGTGATGATCTTTTCGTCGGCGCCGCTGTAATGGCGCCAGCCGACTTTCAACTTGACCCGATCACCAGGACTGAGCCCGAATGCACAAAATGGAAATGTCGCAATGCCATTCTTGATCTCGACCTGCCGATACGGCAGGTAGCCGGCATTCGCTTCAAGATAAACGCGGACCGTCACATCATCGACAAGAGCGTCGGTATTCTTGCTATACAGCTCGATGGCATAGTCCGCCTTCGCATCGGCAGTGATAGAATCGGGACCGGAAAGGCGCAACGATGGGAGAAGAGCCTTTAGGCCGAATAACTCTTGCAAATCGTAAGGCTCGAAACCAATAACTGTCGGCGGAATTTCCTTCGGTTCTGCGTAATTATGAATGCAGCCAAGGGCGCGATTATACTTAAGAACATGCGTGCAGTTTTTTATATCTGCATTGGCGAATGGTACGCAAAGCATAAGAAGATTTATCTCATGTCGCGCATTCATCATAACATGTCTATGCTCTTTTCCAGCTGACGTTTTTAAATGACGATTGAACGGAATCTCCAATGTTCCATCGATTTTTGCATTAAACACCCATATCGAAAAATCAGACCACGCAGTGGATCCGATAATTGATTTATCGATCTTGAAACAAACCTGACTGATTGGTTTGGCGTACAGATTGGTTGACCGATCACCAGTTTTGAAAGTCCCTTGAACGGCCTCCAGGGGTATCCAATAGTCTCGGCCGGTTTTTTTAGTGCCAAGGAGATCGGATTCTATTTCAAAATATTTCGGCGGTGAATTTATTCGAGACCGAGCCTCATCAAGCGGCATTATGTTTGAGATCGACGCGTCAGCACTGTATGCCCAAGTCCTTAACATGATACTTAGATCATCTGACTTAATCTCTATTAAATAAGGAACCTTCAGACCTGGCCACAAGAATTCTCTTTTCGGAAAATGCATACTCATCGGGTACCCCCATCACTTGCAGTTTGAGCAATTTCCGCAGTTGCAGTCGCAATTGCAGTTACAGTTGCAGTTCGAGTAGCAGTTGGTGACACCACAGTTGCAGTTCTTCCAGTCGCGACGCTGCACGTCGAAGCCAACCTCTGTTCGCAGAAAATAATAGGAGCCGTAGATTCGCTCGTTGGTCTGGCTGAGCGGCTGATTTGTCGTGGCTGAGCCACCAGCAAAGTCATAGCCCGGGTTGACGTAGGATAATCCGAGGCCCCAGCTCCACCAGTTGGCATTCGGCATGCTCCATGCCGTGTTGCTCTGGCAATTGCCATTCGGAATGGTGCCGGCGCAGTTGGCAACCTGCTGTTCGAGATACAGCGTTTCCCGGGTTCGATGCAGAATCGCATCGCCGATATCCTGGCCGCCCGCAAGCAGGAACCCGGTGGCAAGCGGCGTGGTGCCGGCACTTTGGATGCTCGGCACGATCAGCGGCCCGGTCATCGTGTCGCCACTTCTGGCGACAAAGTCAGCCGGCGGAGTCTGCCAGATCACATCGCCATCACTCGACGAGGCCTTGGCTAACAGCTGGCCCGTACTGCCTCCCTGCGGCACACCGATACCCGGCGCGCCATCCTGACCCGGCGCACCTTGCGGGCCCGCCGGACCCTGCGGACCGGTCTCGCCCAGCGGACCCTGTGGGCCGGTGGGGCCGGCCAAACCTGTTGCCCCCTGCGGACCCGGATCTCCTTGCAGTCCATGGGCCGACAACAGCGACCAATGTGCTGCATCCTCCGGCGGCGCCACGATGCTGCTGACTGCATCGATGCAGATGTAGCTGCTGCCATCGGTCTGCACGGCGTCATCGACGGCATAAGCGGTTGCTGCCAGCCAGCCGCCACGCCAGGTGAGGCCGCGCGGACCCTGGGCACCGGTGGCACCGACAGGCCCCTGGATACCCTGCGGTCCTGTCGGCCCCTGAAGCCCCTGGATACCCTGCGGACCGATCGGGCCGGCTTCGCCGCGACCAAAATAAATTCCATCCGACCAGTCGCCCGCGGTGGCGCTCAGCTTGAAGAACAGCTGCCCGACATCGGCAGCGAGAAACGCAAAACCGGCAGCGGCGGTGTCATGGCTGCTGCGCTGCGCATACGTGCCGACATCATCCGGCGTGAAAGACTGTCCCGCCTCCCCCTGACTGCCCTGGATGCCGGCCGGGCCCTGCAGGCCCGCTATGCCCTGCGGACCCTGCGGACCATACGGGCCGGGTGGACCAGGATCGCCCTGCGGACCCGGCGGACCGCCAGCGCCCTGCGTGCCCTGCGGTCCGGTTGCACCTTGCGGTCCGATCGGACCGATATCGCCCTGTGGACCGCGCGGCCCGACCGGACCGGCAGGAATCGTACCTTCGCCGATCAATGTTGGCTGGCCCTGCGCATCGAAGCCCAGTACACGATTGGCCCGTGCTCCGGGCGCAATGGTGAAGGCTGGCACGCCTTTGAAATCGGCCTCCGGCGACAGTCGCACCGCGCGGGCCGCTTTTTCGTCGACCTGCTGGATCAGTCGCGTCAGCCGTTCGAATTCGGCATTCAGCGCCTCGGCGCGCAACACGCCGCCTTCAGAGAACTGCGCGCCGCCACCGAGGCCAAGAATGCGTGCAATGGTGACGCGCTGACCTGGGGCAGGCGGATTCGCAGCAAAGGCAACAGAGCCGCCACCAGCCGGGGTCAAGGTGGCGGTGAAATCGGTGCGCACCGCATCGTCGATCCAGACATGCAGCTCAGCCGGTGTGTTGACCGGGAAAAGAAAACCAAAACTCTGTTCAACACCGGTGGCAATGTGTTGCACGCGTGGCGTGAGGGAAGATGCTGTCATATCCTGTCTCCGCGATAGTGATGGCTAGAACCAGCCGGCCTGACGGCCGCTGCTGATGATGCTGGCGCCGGATCTGGCAATTGACGCCGCATTGGAAAATGAATCTGATTTGGATGAGATTTTGAGCAGGTTGAGCTGCATGCTGTCCTGCAGGCTGCGAATGCTGCGATCGATCTTGTCGTCGATATCCTGCTTTTCACGTTCGCTTTGCGACAGCAGGTTATCGAACACGGCATCGCCGGACCCATCGCTGCTGACACCTGCGCCGGCAAAAGCCGCGCGCTGACTGGCCATGGCGCGTTCAAGCCGGTCACGCCGATCCTGGTCCGCCCTGGCACGCTGGCGCTCAAGATCCGCCATCTGGGCCTGCGCCTGCTGGGCCTGCAAAGCCTGAGCCTGGGATTGTGCCTTGCGTTGCTGGCTCGCCTGGGAGATCGAGCTGACGGTGCTGAGGGCCGTGCCGGCGATCATCAATGCAGTTTCGATCCCACTCATCAGTCGGCTCCTTTCACTTCTGTAATCACGGACAGCAATGTGCAGGGCAGTGGTGCATCCTGCGCAATGCGCCATAACGGCTGGTCAATCCCCCGCCGCCAACCCAGGCCGCGCACCTCGATATCGCCACTGAAGAGCGCTGGCGCGACATCCAGGGTGTCACCGCTGCGGGCAAATGGCAGAGCACGCAGTCCACGGCCTATATCCGCGTGCAGAGCCTTTGCCGCATGCAGACGGAATACGGCACGGACCAGCCGCACCGGGCCGCCCTGGCTCGTGACCGTGCCATTGCCAAGTTCCGACGGCAGCGGGCGTATTTCATGCATGTAAGGCAAGCCGATCTCGACATCCGAAGCCGCCTGGCTCAGCGTTATGGTGCCGTTGATGACGGCGCGACGATTGCGCACTTTGCCATCGGCAACGATCGCAACAGTCTCGCCTTCCAGATGTTCAAGACCACTCCATGTCTTCTGCGGGGCGGCGCTGGTCGAAATGACATGAGCATCACTGAAACTGTTGGCGGCAAAATGCTCGATGCGTAGCGTGCCCTTGCGGATCACGGCAACATAGATGCGGTCTTCCACCACTGCGATGGCACGAAAGTTCCCCGCTGTTTCGAAAACCGTCCAGGCTGTGACCTGCTGGGCACGATAGACCGTGAGTGCCGCGATGCTGCCGTTACCCATGACAATGAGAAAAAGCCGTTCGCGCGCGGCGTAGTCCTGGTCGACAGGATTGACAAAGACATGGCTCGAGAGCAGCGCAAGATCGGCTGCCGTATAGGACTGATCGATATCGGTGTAGAGAAATTCACGCAGCTCCCGACCGCCGCGCGACAGAAACAGTGTAGCGCCATCGACATGGCGCGGCGGAATGGCGCGATCCGGGAAAGAACCGGCACGGGTCTGCCGCTCGGCCTGCAACTTGGTTGGGGTCAGCGGATCACCTGTCACCATCCACTCGGCACCGGTTGTAAAAAGCTGAAGATGCCGGCCGGCGACCGCGGCGCGGATCGCGTCGACCTGGTCGGTCAGCAAAGCGAATTCAATCGCTTCGTCGTCAAGTGCCTTGCCGAGATCGAAATTGTCGATATCTGAGGTTTTCGACATCCAGATCCGGTTCGGCAGGTCGCGTGAACCGGCAAAGACCAGTCGCTCCTGATACAGCGTGGTGCAGACCGGCCAGCCACGCACAGTGGAGAATGCGGCCTCCTCCCAATCTTCCGTAGCCGTGGTGCTTTCGAGATTCTGCAACACAGTGGCCTGTGCCACCGTCGAACTGGAGATGCTGTCGATGCGGACCGCTTTTTTCTTCAGGCGAAGCTGGGTACCAACATGGCCACTGACAAAGAAATCGGCTGATGCAGTCAGCGAGATGGTGCCCTGGACCGCCGATGGCACCAGGGTCACAGTCTCCTTGGCGAATTTGAAGCTGGGCTCGAACAGGGCCCCGGTTGCCGTTTCAGCCGCGAAGGTGAAATTCTCGATTTTCCAGTCTGTATGGCTGTTGCGCGTGATGCGCTGCGGCTTCATGTCGGGGTGACAGACAAACAGCGTATCGGCGCTCTGTGCCCAGCACAGATTCGGAAGTTGCGCCGCAGTCCATGGCGCCGTGCCGCTGAAGACCGGTTCATCGTCACGGAAAACATGCAGCATCAGCGGCGTGAGTGCCAGCAGGTAGGTTTGTTCGGTATTGAAGGCAAAGGATAACAGCCGCACCGTGCTGACACCGAGCAGTTGTGCGACATGGCGCAGCCCCGGACGACGCGTCACACCACCGGTTGGCCGCAGCATGACATTGCGCAGACGTGCAGCGCCATTCGTGTAGCCCTGCAGATCTGCGCGGCCCCAGAGATCAGGCGCAATCTCGCCAGCCGTGAAATTGTTCTTGGCAACTGTCAACTTGGGCATCAGCCGCGCACCTCAACCAGAGTGAAGTCCTCGATGCGGCCAGGCTCATCCTGCTGGCTGTCGATGGTCTTGGCGCGGCGGAATTCAGCGTCCGACAGCTGATGCAGCAGTTGCGCCCGGGTTGTACTTTCGGTCAGCGGCAGGCAGAACTCGGCGGCCAGCCGCGCGATCAGTGCCAGATCGAAAAACGGCGGGAAGCCGCTCTCGTCAGGACGAAAAACATAGGTCAGCGTCAATACATCCGTATCCGCCTCAACGTGTCGTCCGCTGATCCGGTAATTCAGACCCCGGCCACGCTCCGGCACGCCGGCAGACAGGGCACGCAGGAAATCCGCCGGCAGCTGAAAAGCAAAGCCATAATCAGCAGCGGGCGCCTGGGTGGAACGCGGCAGGCCGGCCTGCTTGGTGGCAAAGCGCCAGGGATGCGATGACAGCAGCGCATCGCGCAAAGACGGATAGAGATGGCGCGCCACTTCTGCTTCGACGCTGGCATCATCGAAGGCCGAGATCGGCTGGGCGCCGAGCGCGATCAGCGCGCGATTGCACAATTCGACAGCGGTAAGCGCCATGGTCGGTCTCCTTGAATATGCCGGCCGATCGGGGCGCCCGGCTGCGACGAGAGGAAGTGATCGTCAGCAGGGCGCCCCGCGGGCCGCGCGGCCCAAGCTGCGCGGCCCTGGCCGCCACCTGCGCATCCGTTCCCGGGACGCGCCGAAGGCGGCGGCGGAGCAGGCGTCAGTCCGTATCGCTGCTGCCCATGGCGGTCAGGTCGGTAAGGTCGACCTGGCCGTTCTGGTTGCTGGCAACAACAAAGATGCCGTGCTGCGGCAAACCACCCATACCGGTATTGGCAAGGATGAAGTCGCCGATCCGCAGCATCTCGGCGGCGGCATTGAAGTAACCGGCGCCATCCACGGTGCCGGCTGCATCGGGCGTGCTGTAATGCCAGAGCGTGAAGCCATTGGCGTAACCGAGCACTGAGAGGGTTTTCGAGCTGTAAGCCATCCCAGCCTCCTTACACTTCGCGGCAGCGCAGGGTGACGACGCCGACCGGATCGATCAGCGATGCGCCCTGGCTCATCATGTTGTTGATGAAATGCGCGGCGCGGTCGCCGTGCCAGGTGATGTCGGACTTGACGTCCTGGCCCGAGGCATGCCCAACCGCTGTCTTGTGGTACCAGTGGCAGAAGCGCACATTCTCCTGCAGCGTCAGGCCGCTATGGGCCATCCACAGCGTGCCGAGCCACTGCTTGGCCTGCGCGCCCTTCCAGGGCAGATCCTCTTCGCCGACATAATCGGCATCGGCGAATTCCGGGATCTCGAGCAGCTGCGACCACTGACGCCAGCCGATTACGGCATAGCGCTGGCCATCGTCAGGCACATCGGCATCGCCAAGCGCCTCGAAGGCGGTCAGGATCTTCGCCTTGGTTAGGCCATCGCTGTCGCCGCCGGCAAAGCGGGTCGACTGATCCAGCGAACGGATGATCAGCTCGTCGGTCTTGCGACCCAGTGCATAGGCACCGGCATTCACGATCACGTCGCGCTCGTTATGGCCGACCTTCAGTTCGTCCAGGGCATCGAGCCATTCGCCGGCATAGTAGTCCTGCAGCAGGCATTCGACCGACCCATGGTCGACATTCATCACCGGTACCTTGCCGTGGCGGGCCTTGGTGCTTGCGGTGCCCTTGCCGACCTTCTGGAAGGTGGTGGACGAGCCTTTCACGGCTGCTTTCGACCGCACGGTCGGGCGCAGCTTGGCGCCCAGGCGCTGATAGGCCTGGTGCACGTCGTGCTCGAACTGGCGGACGAAGGATTGTTCAATCGTCGGCGTCATCAGACGCTCCTTTCGTCAGAGTTGTCAGGGCCGGTTACCCGGCCGGGTTCATGCGGCCCGCAGCGTTATCCCGCTGAAATAAGCGGGGCGCCGTCGCCGCCGCGCCGCCCGGCCGCGCCGGAAAAACCCGGTTCGCGGTTGTCGGTTGGCGGGAATGTCGTCAGCCGGCATCTGCGGTGCAGCGATGATGCGCTCATCGCTGCTGTCGCGAGCGCCAGCCGTGCGCGATCAGCCCGGGTACAGCCTCTTGAAGCCGTCGGTTACCTTGGCGAGGAACTCGGGGTCGCGTTTCTTCCAGTAGCGCGGGTCACGCATCATGCCGACCAGCTGATCTTCGTTCAGCGCTGCATCCATGCCGCGCTCGCCGCGGCTGAGCGCGGGATCGCCATTCTGCATCATCGATTCCAGGGCGCAGATGCCCTCGTATGAGGAGGCCAGCGCATTGAAGACCGTTTCGGGCAGGTTGCGTCGGCCCCAGGCCTCAAGTGCGCGCGCCGTTTCAGCGAACCGCGCCTCGCTGCCATAGCGCTGCACCAGGCGCTCGCGTTCGCCGCGATGCCGATACTCGCCCGCCATGCGCTGCAACTGCGGCACCACATGGTCGCAGGCCAGGTCGTAGACCAGCTGTGCCTGGGCCGGGGTGAACCCGGCTTCATGCAGGCGGCGGTTCACGTCGGGATCAGTCGACAAGGCGGGATTGCCCAGCGTGATCTCGTAGCCGTCGGGCGAGTCCGGCACGCCCAGGGCACGATGGAAACGCAGACGTGCATCCTCGTCGCTGTCATCGCCCGGCAGGGCCACCATACCGGCAAGCTTCTGCTCCAGCGCCCGATAGGATTTCAGCAGCAGATCCGTGCGCAGCGCACCGGTTTGCGGATCGCGGAATTTCTCCGGCACGCCACCGAGATCGGCCTCGCCGCCGGCAACATCCGGCATATCTGCATCGAGCAGGTTGGCTGTCATCGCATATCCCTTTCGTTGATCCCGAAATGTTCCAATAAAACCTTACGAACCGAATTGGCCGCGTGTGACCAGCTGCGCGATGTAGGCGGCGAGATGGCGCTGGCCTTCCAGATGCCGCAGCTCAGCATCGCTGCAATCCGGCGCCGGGCGACGCTCGATGGTGATGCGGCGCAGATGCGCCAGCACGCGTTCGCCATCGTTGCCGCGAAAGCAGCGAGCAAACGCCGCGGTGAGATCACCCTGGCTCGTATCGAGCATCGTCTCGCTCATTGCACGGCTCCCGTCGCCTGCTGCGCGCCGGCCAGCTGTTGCAGCATCTGCTGCAGCTGCGGCGCGGCCTGGGCAAGATTCTGCGTCAGCTGCTGCGGCAGGCCACCCCCGGCGTCGGCCGGCGCCTCGCCGGCTTCGATGAGGAATTCGCCGGGCACGCCCAGCGTGCGGCCGAGCCAGCGCGCGACGGCAACGCTGTCCACCACCTGCATGGCCGCCGGCCCAAGCGCCTGCAGCTGCTGCAGCCAGCTCAGCACGCCCTGCACATCGCCCTGGGCCTGCAAGCGCGCCAGCGGCGACTTCTGCACCAATGCCACTTCGCGACCATCGAGCGCAAAGCGCGGAATCTCGCCGCGCCGCTGCAGGATCGCGACGCTGCGCATCACCAGCGGAGTCAGCAACTCTGACTGTAGCCGGCCAAAGGTGGCGCCGAGCTGGCGCGCCATTTCGGCGGCGCGTTCCATCACTTCGGTCGCCGTCATGCGCGGCGCATTGATCTGGCCAAGCTGATCGGCCAGCAGGGCATGGCGGATACGGCCGCGCAGGTCATCGAGCACGATCTGCGAGATATCGAACCGGCCCGGCGCCGAGAGCGGCGTGAGACCGGACGAACCCACGGCTTTCGGGATGATCGCGCCGGGCACCAGCTTCACATTGGCCGGATTGAGCACGCCATCGTCATCGGCCTGCCAGATGCCGGTGACGGCAATCGAGGCATTCTTCAATACAAGCTCGACCACCTTGTTGGCGGTCTTGATGTCGGGCAGGGCCTTCATCACCGGTGAACGGCCATAGACTTCGCCCGGCGCCTTGAGCCAGCGGAAGGCAATGAATGGTGCCTGCTCGAAACGCCCCGCACTCAGCAGGCTGGCGGCTTCATCCAGCGCACCATCCTCGAGAACGGTGGCAAACAGATAGCCATGGCGCGGGGCCGGCGCCGGCAGCAGACAGTCGAGCACGCCCAGCCGCGCATCGGGCTCGCGCTGGCGCCGCGTGGTGAACCAGGCCTGGCTTTCCAGCGCCGGATAGCGCTGGCCCAACTGTTCCAGCGAGAGTTCCTGGCGACGGAAGACAATGTCGATGCGGCCGCTGCCGCTTTCATCGAGCGCCAGATCGGTCAGCGGCACGGCGCTGAAGCGAAACGCGCTCGGCTCGCCCAGCGGTGCTTCCTCGCAGGCCAGGCAGGCGGTGCCGGCCACCACTAGATCGAGCATCGCCTGGTGAATCTCGACAGCCAGGTTCGAGCGATCGAACTGCGCCTGCAAGAGTTCAGCGGCGCGGTCGAGTTCGCTGGCCATGGCACCGCGCTGTTCCTGCGGCACATCGCGGCCCGGCTGGAAGGCGAACCAGCGCGACCACGGCGGCGTCAGCTGCGCCAGCAACGTGGCAGCGAGTTGTTCAGCAGCATCGGCGGCAGTGGCGTCGAACAGCCGCTCGCTGACACGGTTTGCCGTGCCGCCCAGGCTGTTGGGGCGCCGTGCCGGCAGGGAATAGTCATAGCAATCCTGCCACAGCGCCTCCCAGGAGCCGCGCTGATTGCGGATGCGCTCGTAACGACGACGCAGGGCGTCGGGGCGCAGCGGGTCATGCTCGTCCGCTCCGGAACCAGCCGCGGCAGGCATCATGCGATCGGTCGTCGACATTCTTCTGTGCCTCACTCGCCGAGCAGGCGCTTGGACGCCTGGCTGTTTGAAGACGAGCCGCTGAGGGTTTCGCTGGCGGGGTCACTGATGCCGCGCCAGGAGGTGGCGATCGTCTCGCCCTGGGCCCGGCGGCGACGTTCGCGCGCCGCCTTCTCGGCCAGTTCGGCATCGCTTTCGGTCGGCACCGGCTCGGGCGGCGGGGGTGGCGGCGGAGGCGGCGGCGGTGACGGAGAGCTGAAAATCCCACCCATGGCGGTAAGTCCTCGTTGCGTATCGACCGGGAGTGTTTGTGATTTGTTCCTATCGAGAGAGAATGTAGAACGAAATATGATCATCGTCAAGGCATATTTTCCGCAAATGCAGAAATAGTTCCCATGGCGTTCTCACAGCCCAGCTCTGCAGACCGATCAGCCGCTTTACCACCTCAACACAGGAGAACGGCAGCGGCGGCGCCAGCCGGCGCGGCGGCTGCAGCACCGGAACGGTGAGCGCGCAATGGCCAAGGCAGCGCAGATGCCCGGCCAGGTCGGCATCCGCCGGCCAGTCATAAAATCCTTTTATTTCAGTCATATAGGCAAGGGGGTCGATGCCGACCCAACCGCCTGGCAGCGCCATATAGGCATAGCAATGGCGAAAGCCGGGCTTGAGGCAACGCAGCTTGGGCAGCCGGGTTTCCTCGGCAAATACCACCACGGCCCGGGCGGGCCGGGCCGGCAGGGATGCAGCCGCAGAGGGCGAATGAAGTCGCGGTTTAGCTGGATTTTCACTCATCTGTTTCACATCCAGACCCGATGCGAGCAGAACACAGGCGCCATTCGCGCCTATGGAGATGTTATAATTCCTATTATGTTCTCATGTCAAACCCGTAATCAGAGAATATTCCTGTAGGCAAAACATCTGTTTTGCAAGACAATCTTCCCATGCTGACACACCGCGCGATCTGGGCCGCCATCGACGGCCTTGCCGACCGTTATGGCCTCACGGCCTCAGGGCTGGCCCGCAAGGCCGGCCTCGACCCCACCACCTTCAACCGCTCCAAGCGCGTATCCCGCGATGGCAAGCAGCGCTGGCCATCCACGGAATCGATTGCCAAGGTGATCGAGGCCACCGGCGCCAGCGTGCCGGAATTCATGGACCTGCTGAGCGAGACCGGCGGCGTGCCGCGCAGCATCCAGCGCATTCCGCTGATCGGCCTGGCCCAGGCCGGCAAGGACGGCTTTTTCGACGATGCCGGTTTCCCGACCGGCGAAGGCTGGGAGAAGGTTCCCTTCCCCGAACTGGGCGACAATCAGGCCTATGCGCTGGAGATCAGCGGCGACAGCATGCTGCCGGTCTATCGCGATGGCGATGTCGTCATTGTGTCGCCGGCTGCCAGCGTGCGTCGTGGCGACCGCGTGATCGCCAAGACCATCCAGGGCGAGGTGATGTGCAAGCTGCTGTCGCGCCGCACGCTGACCCGCATCGAGCTTGCCTCGTTCAATCCCGCCTATCCTGATCGCGGCTTCGATGTGCAGGACATCGCCTGGGTCGCCCGCATCGTCTGGGCGGCGCAGTAG